ATAACGTCCCACTTTTGGCTGTGGATGGATTAGTGATAGTAGATAATTTCAATTTTCCTTTAAAGGATAAATCTCTGTAAATAGAAAGCATTGTTAATGCAAATCTAACAAAGATAGCCGAATGGCTTTGAATTTTTCTTCTAAAACTTGTTGGAAACACTCTTGGAATACCGGATCTAGTTCTTGATACTCTTGGTTCATTAGGAGAATCTCCTATGTGACCCGTTATATTTTGTTGTAAACAAACATAACATACTTTTAAGTATAAGACAAGACCTCTGATCCCTTGAGAAGCAGCAATTTTGCTGAAGTTAGCTAAGGTGATTTTTAAATCACTAACTAACCCTTTCGTAGTTGTCCCGCCCAAGGCAGCATATATTCTAATGAATATAGCTACCAAGGCTTGACCTTGATTTCTCAAGATCATATCACAAACTTTCGCATAAACGAATGAAGAAAATGTGTAAAACACGGGAGCTGCTCTTGCAGATCTTTTCGTGTTACCACTACCGGAACCTTTCGGATCTGTAGTGGATTTTGTAATTTTAATTTTAATTTGAGGTTTAATCCCCGAATTCATCATAATTTTACTCATCATATTTAAAGCATTCCAGCTGACCCCATTTTCAGGGGGGGATTAGATCATCTAGTATAGCATAAGTACTAAGCAAATCAAGCTTAGGTGCTAGCGCAAGATGGAGACTTGTTCTGGAAGGATGGTCAATACCATCACTTCCCCGATTTAAGTTTTAAAGGGTTTCAATACCCTTGCTAAGAAAACTATAAATAGCATAAAGCTATATGATAGAGTGCTTAGTAGTAACTTCGGTCATCAAGTCCAGTTCTTATAATGAACATATCCCAGCTGTAGAAAGTGACCTTAGTCGAAACTGATTAGGTCTCCTGGTTTCACTTCCCTGTTTACGCTCTTAGTCTGATTCGGTTTCCTCTTGCGAGGGCCGCAGACACCGTTTAACGGTAGTGGGAGCACCACTTCAGGTTTATTACACCATACAGTTCTTTAACCGGAACTGCCGATGTAATGTCCTGTTACTCATGACACACTTCTGCATCACGAGCATAACTGCTCTTCAGATCATTCAATTCAGGTTAGGTTGGGAAGGAGTCACCTTCTTCCTAACAGGTTCATATATGACAGACAAGCCTTCCAGGGTGTTCCCGGGGGTATGACCAGGGGTGCCTTTCGAGCACCTCGGTTACTTCCTAGGACCTGGACCTTCATGTCTATATCCAATAAATATTACTATAAACTGGCGTCACA